TTGGTATAACCATCATTAAAAGCATTAGCATTTATATTTACATTGGAATCACGCAAAACAACGCTATTTGCACCACTTGAAGTTGTAACTCCTGTGCCGCCATTGGCAACAGGCAACGCTGTGCCTGAATAAGTTAATGCCAAAGTTCCTGAAGTAGTAATTGGACTTCCTGAAACACTTAAAAATGCTGGAACAGTTGCGGCAACAGAAGTAACTGTTCCTAATGGGTTTGTAGCCCATGAAGTATCTGTTCCGTTAGTCGTTAGGTATTTGCCTGTATTGCCTGTCTGGGATGGGACTAAAGCATTAAAAGCAGCATTAGCCGTAGTCTGACCCGTACCACCATTGGCTATGTCTATCGTACCTGTTAGGGTATGGTCAGCGTTCCAATCGCTAGGGCGTACTAGACTTGTGTCTGCATCGTCAGGGATTGTGCTGACTTTACTGTGTTTGACTGTTATAGCCATTATTGAACTCCAACAATCTTGCCATTCTCATCTCGGACTACCTGTTTAGGTTGGCTTAATTTATCAATCAAGGCGGCTAATACTTGTGCCATCTGATTGTTAGAGTTTTGCATATTTTCAATTACGGGCTGTAAAGGATGGTTTGCCATGTCGTGATACCCCAATGTGTCTTGCATAATCTTAGCCTGCTCGACTGCTTCGGTATAGGCTTGCGTACCGTCAGTAAAGCCTGCACTGATTCGTGCTGTTTCAATTTTAGTGCTGTTATCAAGGTAAGCCAACAAGATGTCTTTATTGTTTTCCATCTCTAGCTTCATCTTATCTAACTGTGCTTGCATCTCCAATTCACGCTGATTGCGTTGGTCTTCTAATTGGAACTTAAGCTGGTTCTCTTGAGCCTGATACTCTTGTTTAGCCTTTTCAGCTTCAGTCTGAGCTTGTAACTTCTGTACCTCAAGTTGGGCTTCTGCCTGCATTTCGGCTTGTTTGGCCTGCATCTGCATCTGCAATTTCTGAATTTCAACAGGCGGTGGTTTAGGCTGACCTTCCATCGCTTTAGCCTTATTTCTAAAATTATCGGCAGTTTCATCAATAAGACCTTCCATTCCTTTGCCTGCCTTAAATGCCGTTACGCCAAACTTAAGCATCTCCATGAGTAATGGGGTCAGTTCAGGGGCTTGGGTGGCTACTGGCAATGCTTGGTTCATAAACTGCGATAGGGCAGATAAGAACTCTACTCTGTCTTGTTTCTCTTGTTGCTCATCCTGATAAATCATCGAATCGCTAGTAACCTCAATGCGGAAGTTCTTGGCGGGTTCGTCTTTCAGTAAAGCTAGGGCTTGCGGTACTAATTGCTGGTCTTGTGGGCTTAGTTGCATTGCACCACTAATCTTGACAATCGTATCGTCTGTAAAGTGTTTACAGATAATCTGGGCCTTGATGCTTAAGAGTTCTGTAGCAAAGTCCACGACTGCGTGTTGCATATTCTTAAGTCTGCCTGCTGCGTTATTAGACTTAATAATCTGTGCCCCAAGCGTTTCATTAGGGTCAGTCTGGCCCCGTTGAATGTCGGCAATGCCCATAATCTCGTAAATCTGACCCTTAACTTGCTCCATAGCCTGATAAGCCATAGTCAAGCCTTGAGCGATTGGGGTTATATCTACAAGGTCAATAGCCCCTTTCATGCCTTGTTTCTCAGCAAAGGCAGCCCAGTTCTTAACTGGTATCAGAGTATTGTTCTCACCTTCAGAGAATAGTCTTGCAAGGCTTGGCTCGGATGCGTCATAGACACCACGAACTTTAAGGGCGTTAATAAAGCCATCAATGCGGTCTGCTAGCGTGTCTAACTGCTTGGCTTGGTCTTGGTATTGCACAAAGTCAGGAATAGGCTCTAGGCTGTCTGTGGTCAATGTAGCGTACATTGGTTTAGGGCAAGGAAAGAATCCTTCTAACTGTAATGGGTCATCCTTTTCATCAAGAATCTCACCCATAGACTTGCTAATCCAAAATACTTTGCCTTGCTCTTTATCCCAAATCTCATAAATACAGGCTTGGAAATGCTCGGCAGTCATCTGTTTGGTAGCCCATTTATCGGTGTCAGGCTTGGTATCTAGCGGGATTTTCCCACCAACTTCATCGCCAAAGCGGTCAATCAGAGCTTGGCGGCTCATATAGACTTTACGCCATACGGCTGTTACTTCTTCCCAAGTCCTGCCAACAGTATGGCCAAAATCACGCCAATGGACATAATCAACAGGGGCACACTCATATTCAATCCGTTCCTGCGACTCCACCAGTTCAGCGTTTTCGGTTTCTGCTTCATCGGCATCCTCTGTAATTTGTACTCCGTTACCTACATCTTGCCCAGCTAATCCATCTCGTGTGGCACTTTGCTCTGCAACAATATGTGGCTCATAACGAACCCATGCCGTACCTCTACCGCCTAATAAGCGGTCAAGCACAGCGTTATCCATAGCCGAGCGATAATCTTTGTAATGCTCAATCTCATATTCCAACGCCCGTTCAAGCATCATTGACGCTACCCGACCTATTTGGTCGTTATCACGAAACCGCCTTGAAACATCGGGTCTTGGTAAACGGGCAAAGATGGCAGGCTTGATAACCTGAACATTAGACCAAAGGATATTAAAGCGAGCATTAGGGTTATTACGGGTACGGCTGTCATCACGATAACGCTTAATGATTCTTGGTACTCTTGCTTCCCATTCCCTAAATGACTTGTCGTACTGGGCTATACAGTTATACCAATCTTCGTATGTTTTGTTAAGCGTGTCTTGCATGGTTAGTACCTTTGATATTTAGTTTGTGGGGCAGTTTTCCACATTTCTTCTAGCGTAGTTTCATTCTGTCCAACAGTAATGCCACGAATCGGTGCGTTTTGTCTTGCAATTTCTGCTTCATCTTGCCATGCCACAGAAAGCATCCTAAAAGCATCCGCTCCATGACTTGTCCAATCATGTCTAGGCTTATCTCGAAATACTTTCTTATCTTCATCGTATTCCCGTTGGTACTGACGCAAACATTCAATGCCTTCATTACATTTCATGCCATCAAACCAAGTCCTAGCTAGTGCCATCCTTGATGCTTGAATACCGTCTTGTAATGACAGATTAGGTACAATTTTAAACAAATTTCCGCTTTTTAGGGGCAATTTGTCAATTAATTGTTCGATTATGCTCTTTCCACCGCTTGCTAAAGTTTTGGCTCGTGCATCGTGAGGTAGCCAATGTGTGCCATATTCGTATGGTCGTTCTTTAATTTGATTGGCGTAATAGACAATCGGTTGCCCATGTGCTTCGTGGTAATCCAATACCCGTATCTCTCCATGTACGACCTGATACCACCAAATAGCCGTAGCATCGTTATAGCCCAAGTCCCAAGCCGTATGTACAGGAAATAGGGTATCGCACTCAACTTTAGTGATTCTGCCAGCGTCAGTAAGCAATCGCATCTCTGTGCCGTATATAGCCCCAATGATGGCAGCTTCAAAGCTACATTCAAACTCTTGCTGGTACTGGTCAACGCTCATAGACTTTAAGGCATCGTCTAGTTCGGCTTGTAGGATTAGTTTGGTTTGGCTGGCTCGTAAGACCTTGCAATACCATTCGTCAGGATTTAGCGTGGCGTACTGATAAATGTCGTAAAAGGTATTGTGGCCTTTAGGAGTACCAATAAAAGTAGCCCAGCCCTGTCTATCAGCCAATAAAGGTCGAATTACCTCGCCCCATATCTTTGGCTTCATATCGGCATATTCGTCTAGGACTACGCCATCTAGGTATAAACCCCGCAAAGCATCAGGATTGTCTGCACCAAATAGACGAATTCTAGCCCCGTTGAATAACTCCACCCACAGCTCTGAGATATTGTGCTTAACCCTAGCAGGCTCGCTAAACTGCATAAGGTAATCAAAAGCAATAGACTTAGCCTGAGCATAGTACGGAGCAATGTAGGCATATCTAGCGTTCTCCTTAGTTTCAGTCAAGGCTCGCCATATCAAGTCATTGATACAACTAACAGTCTTACCAGCCCTTCGGTGGGCAATAATGACAGCCCATCGTTGAATTCTGTCGTGGAAGTCTAGAAATACATTTCTTGGCTTATACAGTTCAATGTTGAGGTCTGTATATTCGATTACTTCTTCCATGTAACCACATATCGAATGGGTTTATCTTCGCTACCAGTATGCTCAGTACGGGCTAGTTTAGGTACATGATATTCAGCCACTTGCATAAAGCAGTCAAATGCGTGTTTAGGGCCATACTTAGGGTCATCAGCAATCGCTTCTAGCCATTCTTGTAACTTATGGCTATTACCATCAACAAAGCGTGCTATAGCTTCTCTAGCCAATGCGGTGGATTTGTTAGGACTACCAGCAGGTCTGCCAGCACCCTTAATATTTCTTAATTGTTTATTTTCCATACTTATCCAAGTGATTGATTAAGTTAGGGTTTATTCTACTACCTTTTTTAGTTCCTGCTCTAGTATTTCTTTGCGGGTTAATGGTTTGCTGTTTTGCTCTAAAATTTTGACATCAGATGGCTCAAATACTACAAAGTTAGATGTTCTTTTGTCTATAGGTGCGGATATTTCAAAATCAACGCCTAATTTTTTTGCGTCTTTGACAAATTTTTCAGCATTTTTTAAATCTTGCATTTGTGTATATACAGCGTTATCAGATTTTCTAATTAACTGATAATAAGGCTGTACTGCTGGATTACGACTGCCTTCGTCTAAATAGCGTATGCCTTTTACACCAACTTGGCTTAATAATTCTTCGCCAGCATTAGCTTTGCCACGCAAATCAGCCCATGTATTTAAAAACCTATTTACATCCATGTCCTTGTTATATAACAAATTTATGTCACCACCAAGATTTTCTAAATCTTCTTTAGTTACAAATTTTTTAGTTGCTTCAATGGCTTTTTGTAATTCTTTGCTTTGTTGATTTAATGGTTTATCCCAATCCAACATATTAGGGATGTATTCATCAGGTATATCTACTTTGTATAAGTTGCCTTCGTTTTTTACTAAATTGATTTCTTTGCCTTTTGTGGCGGCTAATGCTTCCCTGATGTGGCTTGCATCAAATCCTTGTGCTTCTAAATCTTTAGCTGTTCCTAATGCGTTTTTTCTGCCATCTCTAGCGACTATTTCGTATGCTCG